TGAAGGCTTGATGTCTCCTTGGGCTCTAACTTATCCTCAATCTCCTTTATGATCTGATTTAGACGCTCTTGACCTCCCTCAATGTAATTTGGTAGTTCATCCATTAGGATTTTCTTAGTGATTACGGGCTTCTTAACCGACGTCTTCTGGGTGACCTTGGTTCCGCCACGCGTCTGGACGTCATCGATCTTCTGAGCCTTCATGTATCCACCAATGAAGGTCTTCAGGCTGGACTCGCGGTCCTTTAGTACCTTGATAGCCTTTTGAGCCTCATTGAGTTGCGTCTTGATCCCTTCGAGTTCGGCAATCGCCTCCTTGAACTGATCGCTAATCGGCATTCCGTCAGACATCGTTTTGTTAACCAGTGGTGTAATTTCTTTAATTCACAAACAGTCAGAGTTGTTTCCCTGAATGTTTACAATTATCTATTAATCTAGATCAATCTAAGCGGTACCCTGACCAAGCTCGAAAGCGGGGCGCATCTGATCCGGGACGATCGTGGACGTGTTGAAGATCGTGACGGCCTCGCGCGGGTTCGGGGGCTCCGACCGGATCTGCTGGTTGGCATTCCGGAGAGCACCGCCGACGGTCTCGGGGTAGCCGATGAGGGCACGGGGGTTCAGGTAGTTCTGACCCTTGAGGATGTCATCGGGAGCAAAGTCACCGAAGTCCTCCTGAGCCGCCACGTCGCGGGGAAGCAGGCTGGAGGCAACCCCCATCCCGTTGGCAGCCGCCGCGGGCACGGACAGAGACTCGCCATTCACCGGAGCGGGCATGGAGTCAACCACGTTGGCACCCTCGTAGTAGGACTTGTACATCATCCCCTCCTTCATCCCGAGGGCACGGCGGATAGCGCCGTTGTTCGCCCACATAAAATAACCCACAGCAACGAGCAGAGCCAAAAGCAACATGGTCTCGGTCTTCATCATCTTAACCTTCATATCGTTTAACATTACTTACTAAAAAAATTCCTCCTCTTCCTCTTCCTCTGGATCTTCCTCAAAAAGACAATCCGAAAAATCCACGACCGCCTTCTTCGGCTTGGGCTCGGCCTTAAACTTGGCCTGATGAAGCACCCATTCGGTCTCAAAACTTTTCTGGAGAAACTGCACCGACCGAAGTTGGACCACAACGTCTACCACGTCGTCCTTGGCAAGTTCCTTGTCCTCGAGCAACGCCCGCTTGGCGTCATACAGCCTGACCGTTTCAGCCTTGTGCACGCTCAAGATATTCTCGTCAAGAGAAAAAGAAGAAGTAAATGCGCTTTCAAGTCGAGAGTCTGCGATCTCCTTACCGAACCAAGCCACCTTAGACTCCTTAGCCTTTGCCAGAACATCATCCTCACACTGTGCCACGGTCTCATCATCAATCTTGAGAAGAAGTTCATCGTCCACGGAGACCACCTGGGCTCCCTTGAGTGTAACCAACAAAGGTTTTCCGTCGTCTGCACGAACGGCAACCTCCTTGACCCCGTCTTCCAAAGTAACGATCTTGGTAGAGAACTTCATTTCTATTTATTAAAATATAATGTTTAAGTAGATGGCATCAGACGCAGAAGATGAAGGTCACATAGAACACCTCGAAGCCAAGTTCCTGGTGGACAAACAAAAGCGCATCGAGAATGCCATGAGTTGGCACCCGAAGCAGGAGAAACTCATCAAATCTTGGGGCGAAAAGGCTCTGGGATACCGCTGGATCCATCACAGATGTGCGGTACGCCACAGCACGGCTCATACTAATTTTTCTATCATCAACATTGCCATGACCACCCTGGCGGGGCTGGGAACTCTGGTGGCTTCCTCGGAAGATAAAAATTCACAAATTCTTTTGTATGTATTCAGTTTTCTAAATCTCTCGGCCGCTGGAATTGCCAGCGTTCACAAGTTCCTGAGGTGCGGCGAGCAGTACGAATCCAACATGCAGACGTCCAAGTTGTTCAGTCGCCTGGCTCGTGACATCTCACTGGAACTCTCCCTTGAACCCGAAGACCGAATGAATGCCGTGGAATACTGCCACAAGGTCCGCGAAGACTACGACAAAATCATTGACCATGCACCCGAAGTTCCGAATGACATAATCAAAGAATACAAGAAAATGATGGACGAAGAAGATCCGGAGAATAAGTTGACTAGACCTGAAATGGCAAATGGAAAATTCAAAATATATTCAAGCTCTGAACGTGCAGATAACGCTAGTATAGAAGAACACACGACCCGGTGGACCAACCTACTGAACAAAGCCACCAATAGGTGGAGAAGTCTGCCACAAGCAAGTCGAAGTGAGAGACCGGTCCCGCCGACCCCAGCCTCGGTTGCCTCAGTGGTTTAGGTCCTCGATCCACATGTCCTTGGTGGTCATCCCCTGAATCCGCTTCAACTCATCCAATAGCGTCCTGGCTTCTTGCATGAGTTCCTGAACCGCCTCCTGGGTGTAACGCGAAGTCTTTAGTCCCCAGAGATGCTCGAAACTTCCATCGACCTTTTTGAACTTTTTGAGCATGTTCTCCTCGGCGTCCGCCTTCTTCAGTCCCATGACCCTGAGGGATCCATCGAGGATGCCCTTGACAAAGTTGGCGCGGTCCATCGCCATCCCGGAACGCTTCGCCAACGTGGCCACCAGATACTTCTTGCGCTTGTCGTAGAGTGCCATCCGTTCGGTTGCGTAGGTCCTGAGGATGTCCAAGGGCGTATCGAACTTTTCAATCCCATTGGGTCCGTGCAGATACATGTTGGTGCTTCGGATCGTCGAAGTCAATTTGAGATCCTTCTCCGGTGCCGACCCCTTATAGCCGGTGATCACAAAACGGACATTCTCCTCCGTGCTGTGATTGCTGTAGTTTTTGATGACATTCTTCTCAACAAGCCCTTCCAGAAACTCCTTGTAGGTCTGAGTCCACGTGCCTGGCGGGAGTTCGGTGACCTCGACCTTGTCCCCACTTGCCTGCCACACACCCTTGAGCGTCCAGATGCCCTCGTCCGATGCCGCAACGGTTCCCTTGAATCCACGGAACCAAGGCTTCATCGGCTTCAGTGCCTCACCGCGAATGAACCGTTTCAGATTTTCCTTGACGTCCATTGGATTGTGTGGAGGCACTTTACAACTGAACCCCGTCCCGATCCCTTCGGCGCCATTCACCAGGATCATCGGCATTGTGGGAAGGTAGTATTCCGGTTCGATAGGCTTTCCATCATCCTTTAGGTAGGTCAGACAGGCATTATCCCTTTCATCAAAAACCTTGGCGTGACCGGACAGTCGTGTGAAAATGTACCTGGCGCTTGCGTGATCTGAGCCACCCGCCAACCTTGTTCCAAACTGACCACACGGCTCCAACAGATTCATGTTGTTCGACCCCACAAAGTCCTGCGCCAACCCCACGATGGTTCCCTGAAGACTCATCTCACCATGGTGATAGGCAGTATGCTCCGAAATGTAACCAGACAACTGAGCCACCTTGACCTCGGACGTCAGATTGCGCTTTATGCACCCGTAAATCACCTTGCGCTGTGAAGGTTTCAGTCCGTCCCGAACATCTGGAATGGACCTGCGAATGTCCGCGTGACTGAACTGAATCAAGTCCTTGTGAATGAAATCTGAAACGGTCACCGATGTCACCTTTCCGTAAGGAAGGGGATCGCCGCGAAACGGTTCGGCGAGCCAGCGCTTCCGATCATCTGACAACGATTTGTCAAATGCCAGTCCGACCGACTTCTGACTTTCATGGTCAGCCACGAACCCAACCGTCAAACGTCCAAGATCCCTGAAGTACTCCTTGGCTTCCGCAGAGGTCGAGGTACCCAGACCCTTGTAGTATTTGATGGTGACTCCACGTGGCACCCTTCCCTGATGAGTCTGTTCGAGCCAGTTCACAAAGTCCCTCTCCGAGTAGAAGGATTCATTGATCCGTCCTCCTTTCACTCGGATCACCGGAGTGATCATGCTCACCACGAATCCCATGGTGATCAACTCGGGCCAGTAGCAGTCAAACATATTCAAGACCAGACCCTTGATGTGTGAACCATCCACGTCGGCATCGGTCATGATCATCAGCCTTCCGTAGCGAAGGTCACTGAGATCCGAGTACTTCTTGCCTTGCTGAAGACCCAGGATCTTCTTCAAATCCGAAAACTCCTGGTTGGCAGTCAGTGCCTTTGAGCCCAAGTCCCGAACGTTCCTTGGTTTGCCCTTGAGTGGAAAGACGCCATATTGATCCCTGCCGACCACAGACAATCCGCTGATAGCCAAAGCCTTGGCCGAATCTCCCTCGGTGATGATCAGGGTGCACATCTTAGACTTGGTTGTCCCTGCCCAGTTGGCGTCATCCAACTTGGGGATGCCCGAAATCCTGCTCTTCTTGGCGCCGTCGGTCTTTTTGAGGTCACGAACCTCGGAAGCCTTGGTCTGCGCCAAAAGTTCCTGTTCCAGAACGCCCTTGACCTGCTTCAAAAAGGCAGGTGTGGGTTCAAACTTGGAACCAAAGTCCTGCACCCGGGACATGCACTCGTGCTTGGACTGACTGGAGAATGAAGGGTTGACCAGAACTGCCTTGACTACCACCAACATACATTGCTTGATCTGCGAAGGTCTTAGTTTGGTCTTTTTGGCTAAGTCCGAAGTAATCTGATTGACTACGTGGTCGACGTGGGTTCCACCCTTCTCGGTGCAGATGCCGTTGACGAATGAGATTTGCTTAAATCCCGCACCGGCCGATGAGCATACCAGCACCTCCCACCGGTCTTGCTTGAGTTGCGCCAAGGGTTGGTCGGTGAAGCGTGAAGTGTAATCCTGGAGGTGCTTGATGGCCAGCATCTCACCATTGTAGTGAACCTTGCACTTGGTTGGCACCCACGCTGCTGCATCCAGAGCCCTCTTCATGAACATGTCTTTGACGTCCTTGGTGATTCCCTTCAGACCGAAACGTTCCCAGTCCGGCACCCAACTGACCTGCACCTTGGCTGTCTTTCCCGCGAAGGACTTGATTTTGGGTTCGGCACAGACGCGCATGTTGTCCTTCCAGACTTGATGATAGGACTTTTTGGTATCTGGGTCATCCACCTTTATCTCGAACTCTTTGGAGTAGATGTTGGTCAGTTTGGCACCATAGCCGTTACGCCCACCGGTGGTTCTCTCCTCGGAATCATCATAGTTGGATGATGTCAACAAGTGACCGAAGATAAGTTCGGGTGTCCAGACCTGTGTCTGTTCGTGGATCACCACAGGGATGGATATGCCGTTGTTGGCGATGGTGATTCTACCCGATTCATCCACGTCGATGGATATCTTCGTAACGGATGGATTCAGAGAACTCTGATCCAAAGCATTCACCAAGATTTCATCAAAAACCTTGGTCAGCGCCGGAGAGACACGTACAGTACGCTTGACGAACTTGTCACCCTGTGGCACCCACACATCCCTGTCTTCGGGCTTGACCTGACCCACGTAACTGTCGGGTCGATCAAGAATGTGTTGATGAAGGGTCTTTTTGGTATAAACCGTCATTAGTAAGGTACCTACCTTGCGTTTCTATTCTTTAAGAGCCTGAATGAAAATTTCACTCGTTTGTGACATTGGTCCCGGGGATTTTAACATTTGGTAGAGGATTGATACTGAAAATCATGGAGAGCATGAGAACCAGAGGGGTCGAGAAGGTGACCAGGATCCCGGTCCCGGGCATGTCGCGCTTCTGGAACGCGTAGCCAACGTAGAGGGGGAGCATGATGGAACGCCAGTAGTTGTAGACGTTGGTGCTGGTCTGGATGCCGAAGACCGGCGCGAGGACCGAGGGGACAATCAGAAGTGCGATGATTACGCTCAGATTTTTGACGAGATTCGTGTCGTCGCCGAGGACCCACCACCGAGGGATGGCGATCGCCATGAGCAGCACCATGTACATGATGGCACCGGGGGCCATCCAAAAGTTATTCTCGGGAGCTGAGAGGTAGGCAGCGAGAACCACCGCAAATGCAAACAGAAGTGTGAAAGCCGTCACACGACCATCCTTTGACTTATTGTCTGCCATTACTATTAGTGTTTGTGATTTTATTTGTCTGGACTTCGGGTTCAAACACCGGTTCCGGGACGGGCTCCGACACGGGCTCCGGCACAGGAACATTAAAGGTCATGGGCTCTGGCTCCATGGGCGGTGCACCTCCATTGTTCTTGAAGATCATCTTGAGTACGGGGTCGGCCAAGGTGAAGTTGGCACCGAAACCGAAGGCGGCAATGATGGCCGCGAGACCCTCGTTGTCTGGATAGTCTGCTTTGGGGTTGTTGGCCTGCACGAACATGGTGAACGCGAGCAGACCCATCATGGCCAAGGGAGGTACTGGGTTCATGAAAAGACCACGGAATGATTGGATACCACCGGCAAGTGCATACAGAACCAGCAACTGAACCAGTGGAATGAAATCTTTTTGCCAGTCTTTGAGATTTTCGAACCCCTCCATGGTTGTGTTGTAGGGGAGTTGTTTTACTTTATTTTCACTGACCACTTCGTTCCGTCCACGGAGGAAGAAGTATAGGCTCGGGAGAATGATCACCGACCATGCGAGGTAACTGAGATTATTGTAGAATGATGTCCCCGTGGTCAGTGTGACGCCCTTGACGCTGAGAAGCGAAGGAAGAGCATCCTGAATTAGCTGGAAAGCCATAATAAGCACCAGTGAAATGATACCGGTGTTCTGTACCCTCTTTTCTTGGATAACCTTGATATATCTCGTGAAGAAATAGACTAAGAACACAATTAGCGGAGGGATAGGGTTGCGAATCAGTCCCTGAGTATACGGACTGGTAGTCGCGGTCACCACGATAATCAATTGAATGGCAATAATCACCAGACGAAAGAACTCGGGTGTTTGGGCAAATGTTTTTGGTTTTCCGTCATCTTCAGAATCGGTGCTCGTGGTAAGTTCTACCGTTTGACGTTCGACAAAAAACCAAATATTTGGTAGGAGAAGAACAAACCAGAGAAGTGTCGACGCAATGGTATAGTTGGTGGTACCCGGCTGAAGACCTGCGAACTCACCGCCGACAAAGTTGCCCCTCTTAACGGCCGTGATTAACTGGGGAATCACCACAACGGCCAGAAGTGAAGCGCCACCCACCCACTGAATAAGGCGATTCTTATCAAATTCCTCTTCCTTCTGAACATATCGCAAGAGGTAGTACATAGAAATCATGACGATCGGAGGGATGGGATTCATCAACAATGCTCTGGCGGCCGGTGCAGCGGCGAAGGCACCTCCGGCGAGGAACACCTGGAGAAATAATAAAAGTGCCCTCGCCCAATTTGGTGACTTGGCTTCCTTTGGGTCACTGTTGACATTAAGATACATGGTAGGTAGGATCAGGGCCGACCACAGGACCCAAGAACCAAACATGTACCCTGGACTTGATACATCCATTATTACTATTATTATGGATTTTAAAATTGGGAGGCGATGCGTCCGGCCGTTTCACGAAGCGAGTCCACGTAAAGTGCCAAACCAGAAAGAATGATCATGCGAACCTGGCTGTCTGTCACAGTGAAATCAAAAAGATATTTCAAAAGTGAAGCAGTCAAGAATACAAAAATGCCGATGTTTCCAACTTCCCTCGCCGGGACGTCCAAGAACCCAATCATCACGTATGCAAAGATGATCATGGATGTCGAAAGGAAAATGAACTGAAAAAGATACTTGCGTTGCTCGGCGAGCCTTTCTGCTTCGCTTTTTTTGGCTATTTTTTTGACTGCTTTTTGGACTGCTTGTTGAGCTGCTTTAGCGCTACCAACAAAATCAAATGTTTGTGTTTCGTCTTCCTCGACTTCAAATTCTTCTTTCCTTGCTTTCCTTGCTTTCTTTGCTTTCTTTGCTTTCTTTGCCTTGAGATTTTCCGTGCGATTTACATCCTGACCGGTCAAGAGTGCCCACACCTGGAGAAAGAAGTAGGCAAACAGAAACTTGAAGAAAAAGTCAAAATCCTTTATGGTAGGAATGTAGGGTTCCGCCATTCTGCTATTACCCGATATAATAATTAGTTACCAGAGTGACTCCGAGAGGCACCAGGTACTTGGCGTAAGGATCCTTGAAGAGATCAAACTGACCCAGTGAACTTGGCACCGCGGCGAGGGCAATCACCAAGCCGGAGAAAGTCGCCGGGCGACTGGACCCCTTGGCCTGAAGGGTGATGAACAGGAGCGAAATCACCGAGAGGATGTAGAACAAGAGCGTGAAGAACTCCTTGAATGTCGCGGTCCTCTCTTCGTCCGAACCTTCCTCTGGTTCCGTTTTGTTCATGAGTCTCATAATTTTGCTCACCAACTGAAGAACAAAGTAGTTGTAAAAATACAGACTGATAAAGTAAACAGCCTCGGCGGGATTGAGCGCAGGCACCACACCAGTAGCGTCAGCCATATTACTATTGAGTTACAAAATTAATCATGGATGCGGGCACCACAAAATCCCTTGGGGTCTTCGATGGTCTTGTAAAGTTTCTTTCCCTCAGCAAATTCCTTGAGTTCGTCCAGGTTCGCCCAGAATTCCGGACTGTGATCATACTCCTTGACGGTCGCGTGGGCAAGTTCGTGCAGAAGGACGTGCATCAGTTCGTTGGGGCACCCGTCGACGCAAAGACCAATCTCGGAACCCTTGTTTGTGTTGAAACCCAATAACCCTCCCTGCATTCCGTGGTAGCCTACCAGTAGAATAGGTTCTTCCAACTTGCGAAACTTATGCCCCTCTGGAAGTTTTGAAATCTCCTCGCGAAGTTTCGTGTACCGTTTGCGCAAAGTCACCAAACTCTTGGGCTCACGGGTGATTCTGATGAATGACAAAAGGAGTAACCACATGGTCACATAAATTAGTATCTTCTGTGACATCTTACAATTAAAGAAGAAATTATATACTATAGTACAATGTCTCGTCTTGCAAAAGATAAACTCGTCGTTCCTGGTGTGTCATGGGCATGCCTTTCATTTGTTGGAAACCTTGATGGTGGTTGGGTTCGTCCTGCCGAGGGCGCCAAGCACACCGAGTTCATGATCAAGATTCGCGGTGCTTTCGGAACCAAGGGCGAGGCTGAGGAACATGCCAAGGATCTTCAGGGACTGGATTCGTCCGTGGACATCTACGTGGTGAACATGTATGAGTGGCTTCTTCTTCCGCCTCCCCCGGTGTCAGAGATGGACAATGTCAAGTATACCGACGAGCGTCTTCAGGCGATCATGGATGGCTACAAGGAGAACCAGAAGCATGCCGCGCAGATGTTCGAGAAGCGCAAGGAGGACATGGCTGCCACGCCTTCAGGTTCAAAGATGCCTTTCTTAGAGGCCGGCGACGAGAACTCCAAGTTCTACAACAAGCCAGACGAGGCTCCTATCCCTCATCCATCCGAATTGGTGGATAAGTTCAAGGAGGAGTACCCTGACAAGAGTATGGAGGAACTTGTCAAGATGGCAGATGAAGAGGTCGCCAAGCTCATCAAGGAGCGCGAGGAGGAGCGCAAGAAGAACCTTCCAGCGATCGAGGAGATCACCGAGGAGGCTTCCGGCTCGGGTTCCTCAAAGGGTAAGGAGAAGATGGACCCTGAGCAGATGTTCAGTGGTTAAGCAGTGGGAAACACTTCAACTTCGCCTGAACCGGAACCTGGCACGGGAAGCATTTCAATTTCCAAGTCGGCATCTTCCCTGATAGGATAAAGGATATCTCTGGCCGGTAGCCCTGGAATCTCCTTGACATTTCCGAGGCGATCCACCACCGGTCCAATGGGGATTTGCTGAACCGTCTTACCAGGTTCCAAACTGAACCCTGCATATAACGATTCCGGATTCGTTACATACAGTGTATCACCCAAGACCTCCATGGGCGAGGCATAATACTTTGAAGGATCGTCACCTGGATCTGTCTGGAGGGGAATGTAAGATTCCCTTTGGTCCAAAATTATCCATGTGGCGAGCATTCCGAATGCAATTGATGCGATGGTAGTGTATCTGTCCATCTTCTACTAATTACTCAGATTTTTAGACGCCCCTTCCTGAAGTCAGGATAATTGGAGCAGCCTGACCAGGTCCGTTGTTCCTTCCACCTGCACCCATGCCCATAAAGAAACCAAGAATAAATGCAACAAAGATGATCACCATCCACACGAGAGGACTTATTCCACTGAATATAGTATCCTGTTGTGGAGGAGGTGGGTGGTGATAAATCTCCTGGTGGTGTTGTTCTTGTTGTTTCGGCATAGGAATTTCGTAATAAATGGGCTGAACCTGTTCATCCTCTTGCTGATCTGGTTCTTGCTCGACTTGAATATCAGGTCTATAAATGGGGGCAGCACCTCCATCATCCATATCAAATCCCTGTGGTATATTACTGTCAACCGCTACTTCCATTGGGAAGGATTTAATATGAATGTATGTTTTTAATAGTTTGGATGAGCGCACTTATTCCTCATCCTCGTCCTCATCTTCATCTGGTACAATGAATCCATCGAGATCATCATCTTCATCGTCGATGCCATCGTAGTCACTTTCATCTTCTGTACGAATAGACTCTACGTCGGAACACTCATCATCCGAATCGTATTCAGACTCATCAAAATCATCTTCAACGACTTCATCTGGTGTGAAAAATTCAGGTTTCTTAACCACGCGTCCGGAACGAGTTCTCGTTTCCATTATTAAGCAATGGGAATGTTTTTTCAATCAATAAGCGCATTTAGAAGACGTGGAGTAAATGGCTGTTTCGTTTCTTCGGCGGCATCCATTAGAACTCGTTCGCCTGTAATCGCAAGTGTTGCTGCCAATTCTGCTATTTCATCGTGGTAGACAGAATCACCCGATGGAAGGGAACCGGCCAAAGATGAGAATTCGTCCACGGCACGCCTGAGGTATCTACCACTTCTTTCCAAACTGACGCCCTTGAGAACGGTTACATCTGGGCTAATCATCTCTTTCTTTGCAGATTCCAGTTCCTTCTCGAACCGTACATACGTGACTGGATCCAAATCACGAAATCTTGAAAGGTTTGGAAGCATGTCGTCAACCGGTTTCCATAAATCAGGATTTACCGGCTTTCCGTATCCCGAACGTCTCCCTAAGATGAATATGATGGCGAAACCTATAATCAGCAAAATGGTAATCATACCTTGTTTAATTTTTGCAGATATTTTATTATCTTGGGGTGAACCATGTACTTGCGACCACTCCGACATTTGTGATCTTCGTCGTGGCACTTGAACAGAACGGTCTTCGATTCCTTGTCGACCAAAAACCACCCATGGTTCCCCTTGTGCTCTCGCTCGATAAATTCACAGTACTTGCTCTGAGTCGCGATGACCCAGTGAGTCTTTTTTGGAATGATTTTGTCAATTCGCTTCACATTGTGTTGAGGATACACTTCCTGGATCCACTTGAGCAATTCGTCATCCGCGCTGGTTCCCGAAATGATGGTCTCGTTCCCTCCAAAGTGATCAAGTTCATTTCCATGGGGAAGAATGGAAAAACGTTCGAACATGCTTGCCGACGGTTTGGACTGAGATATTTCAGTGACGCCATCCTTTCCAATTTCAAACCTCGGTACATAGGGCACGACAAGTTCCTTGGTTTCTCGCTTCATTTTGTAGGACCAGATGGTTCTCAAACCCGTCTTGAACACTGACTTGTCCAGGACTGTTGACCATGGAACATCTGGATCGTAATCGACAAGGGTAGCCGTGATACGATTCAGAATGTTCAATGCAGACGAAGTTGTCACCGTCACCTGAGGCCACGAGAGGTGAACGCCATTCTTAAAATCGTCTCCCTGAGCGCGAGTACAAGTGGAGACAAGAACGGGTCCAAGTGAAGGAAACGCCGTGTGAAGTTGAATTGCCCAACGCTTTATGGTTTCATCTGTGACGGCACCCTGCTCTCCGGTCGTCACATAGTCGATGTCCAAAAACATCCTGAACCTGTCTGAACTCTTAGTCTGCTCCACCATGAACAACTTTTCACGATTGGACAGACATCTCATGCACATCTCATAAAATCTCTCACGCTGCTGAAGGGGAACGATAAGTACGCCCGATCCATTCATCAGTGTGTGAGTAATCGTGGTTCCTTGAGGTTTGGTTCGGAACCACCAACCAAGTCGCTCACATTCGTCTTTGAAACTCATGGAAGTCTTCTGGATACTATGGTTTTTTGTTTTTAAGCCTACATGAGGTTGCAGTAAAGTGTCATTTCATCGTCATTTTCTTCTTTCTTGGGTCCATACTTTTTCAAAAGATAGATCTCACCAACCACTTCTTCCTCGGTGAGTTCCTGGATGCGCTGGGCTTCCTCGGATTCAATATCTTCGGGATCAAGACCTAAGAGGTTCCTGAGTTCTGTGATACGTTCCTGTTTTGATTTTCGCATCTGTTTCTCCTTATATTAAATGGGATTTTTGGAAACGAGGGATTCAGCGCACGGTGAAAGTCATCATTGGCTAGCACTTGGTTTTCGATCAGTGGCCACTTTGCTTTTCTTTGAAATTCTTGCATCGTATCAAATGACATGTACTTATTTTCATCGTAGGTTCTTCTGATAGATTGTCTATTTTTCTTTCGCTCTTCGGTTATTTCCTTTTCACGGTTAAATCGTTCAATCATGTTCAATTGTGTTTCCCTGGGAATGTAGGTTTCAATCACAAAAACATGATATATGATTCCTTCATTCTCGGCATCTTCGAAATAAAAATATCTGTAGTATCCTTCTGAGATTGCTATGACGCCACGACTTTCTTCTTCAAGTTCCCTTAGCGCCGTTCGTATTGGCCATCCTACCTCGCGCTTTCTACATCCACCTGTCACAAATGTCCAATCATCCCAACGTTTATCACATACAGTTAAGTAACGTGTTGGTTCTTTTTCGTCAGGTACAACTAGGACAGTGATCGCTTTATGCGTCTGCTGATCCATTTACTTCTTCTGTCTCCTCTTCTTTATTAGGCTCTTCGGGCTCGGGGACATATTTGAGACCGTCTTCAAGGGCATACAGAGATGTCTTCAACCACTTGGTCTCTGTATAGAGATAGAAACTGAAACCAATGAGGAAAGCCACGAGCGCCATGAGGATCATCTCTTTGTTCATGAATGAGTTAAGCATTTATCGTTGAATACCAAAAATATTATCCAGTTCTCGCGCGTTAATCTCATCACGGCTCGTGACCTTGTAGGGAGGCGCCATAACCTCGGGTGCCTCCATCATCTCGTGGTGCATCCCCTCCTTGACACCGAACCACTTCTGAAGCGTTCCTGAACCAGGCTTGTAGCTGATGAGGAACACCAGGACGGCCAAAAATGCGATGAAGTAAAGATTCATTCTTATTATTATCCTGGGAAATTATATATGGCGAAGGTCGAACGAAGCAGTTACCCCGTCAAGAAGTTCATGGCCAAGTCACCCAAGGGCGAGACCATCTACTTCGGACAGGCAGGATACGGAGACTATGATCTGTGGTCAAGGGTGGATCCCGAGTACGCCGAGAAGAAGCGCTATCGCTACACCACGTCACACAAGGCTATCCTGTTAAAGGACGGAACCCCTGCGTGGAAGTCACCAGAGACCGCCGAGTACTATGCCATGCGCGGGACGTGGGATGAACCCCGTGGAAACCCTCTGTTCAAGCAAGTGGTTGCCATGAGAAATAAGAGCCTCACCAAGGAGGAAAAGGCTTTCATCGCTAAACACAAGAAATTACATTAAATTATTTAGTTCCTTCTTTGACTTTTGA